TTGGTGTTCCAATAGTTGTTTCAGTTCCAAAGAAAACTAAATGACGATCCGGTGTAGATACAAGCATGTGTCTTGATGCAGTTGGTGCGCCAGATATAATTGTTGCTCTTGTAGATGTTGCATTTGATAAACTTGAGTCCCATTCAAAACAAGCACCATCATGAATTAAACAAATTGCTTTGTCACCAAAATTATCTAGTGACCACATTCCTGGTTCTATAACTAAATCTCCAGACGCTGCTTCACCCCATGCTACATAATCAGTTGAGTTAGTAACAGTTGCACCATCTGAGTGAGATGCTGCTGTTGTACCTGCCACTCCTCTTGTGCATCCAGTTAATACATTACCACTAACTCCAGTGTAGGATATTTCTTCACTTCCTATAATAACAAAATTAGTACCAGAACTTGGAAACTGTGATGCGTCTGTTAATGTTATGCTAGTCACCGATGCATTTATTGCACCGTTTAAAGTTGTCGTAACAGCAGATTTATCTTCTCCACTCCAAGTCCCTAATCCCCAACCAAAACCTTTTGCTTGAACAGCTGGACCAACAGTATAATACTTTTGTATTCTAATACCACCAGATGTCGTTGCACCAGAACCTGATTCGTTAGAAGTCATGGTAATTGTTAAAGTTGTGTTTGTTGGTGTAGTAACCACCATAAATTTTTTATCATCAAAATCAGAAGCACTATAGTTAGAATTGGTGATCGCAGTAAAATTATCCATTAACATAATGTCTCCAGGATTCATATTGTGTGCACTAGAAAAAGTTATCGTAACTGTTGCAGATCCGTTTGTTGTAGTAAAAGCATCTGTAAGTGTTGTAGTTGTTTCTATGGGATGTATGTCATAAAAAACACCTCCAGAAAAAGCATATAAAATTCTATTTGTTCCTATAATTGCATACTTTCTACCTAAACTATTTACGTAATGATGAAGACCTCTTCCAGCACCTGTGAGTTCATTTTCGTTTAAAGATCCTAATTGATTCCACCCACCTATTTTTTCAGGAGTTCCATACCTAAATCTAACGTTATCACAATTTGTCCATTGACCTTCAGCTCCGGTCTCTGAAATTTGTTTATTTATTCCTGGTTGAAATCCTATTTTTTGTAGCATAGATCCTCATAATATAGGCATTTTAATTTTTTGGTAGTATTATATTCCATTCTAATTTAAATATCAAATCATCTAAATAGACCTTTTTAAGGTCATTTTGTTTTAAATATTGATGTAATTCTTTTATATCTACAATTATGTATTTGTCTTTCAAATCAAAAACCATCTTATCTGCCTTGGTTTTTGTATCACCCGCTTTTACATTATTAACTAAAGGTCTTAGATCAAACTTGTATTTTTCATTTAATCTATTTTTTAAAATTCCTGAGACGTCCCAAAGTTCTTTTTGTTTTTCTTTTTCGTCAGCATAAGAAACATCTTCTAGATACTCTAGAAAACTGTTCATTGGTTTTTTAGAACTGCCTTGGGTATTGCTTGACAATTCCAATGTATAAATCTGAAGGGCTCATAGCCCATATCAACAGTATATTGATGAGGCATGTATGAAGGAAAAAACATCATTCTTCCTGGTTTTACTTTATAGTATATTTGTGAGGTCGCATAACTTACTTTTGTTTTATCTTTTTCTGGTAAAAGATTCATCATATTACCAGGTCTAGGATCTTCAAAAACTGGCATTGATGTTTTTTCACTTGCCTTTAAAAAATAAAAACCAGACATGTGACCGTTCCAATGTGTATGTAAAGAATGATAACCACCACCATTGTTTGGAAATTCTTGAACCCACATTTCAGTAATAAATACCTTATGGTTTATTAAATCAAAACCCATTTCCTCTAATAAATTATGTGAAGTTGCTCCGATATAATTTTGTAATTCTTTAAAACTAGGTTCATTAATTAAACTTTTTGAATGAAAAACATGACCCATATCTCCTTTATCACCAAATTTTTTATTTCTTTCATCAATAGTTTGTTTTAAATCTTGTTTAGATTGTTCTATATAAAAATCAGATGCTTTATTTAAATCTTTTACAAATTTTTCTTGGTCTGCATACCAAATAGGACACGAGAAATAATCTTCTCTCGTTAATTGTTTTGGATAACTTTCTATCATATATTATAACTTTCTTTGTTTTTATAAATATTTTATATACTATGGAGTATAAGATGTCCAGGATAAACCTGATGCGTCCCAATAATAGTGATTATCATCACTAGAAGTGTCTGTAGCAATCCATCTTAAATTATCTTCTTCCCAATCTATTAAATATTTATATTCATCACCATTTTCATCAGTGTATTCTTGAATTGTTGGATAAGCCACTGGTGCAACATATATGCATTTTGCCTCATCTATTATCCAAGAATTATAAGGTTGTGGTGGTATAAATGCATCTCTTTCTGAATCATAAGTATGACCAATACCTGCATAATTTTTTCTAAAGGGTGTTCCTCCTAATAAATGTTCTCCTTCAATAGTATTATAAGAAGTTTGTTTCCAAATATCATTTGGTGTTTTGTGTAAATTATTTAAAAAATCTATACCTAATTGTTCTTGTTCTTGTCCATTAGCATCAGTGATAACGTCATTATTTACTACGTGAACTTCTACAACTTCACTGTTTGAATTTAATTTTGCAAAGTGTGCCATTATGCTGTGTAACTCCCATCTCCAGTAAATTCCATAATTGTATCTGTTCCAGATGTGCTAGTGCTAGGACTTCCTGTAGTTGTATTTGAAAAACTAGCTGTAGGCACTCTTAAAAATACACGACCTGCACCACCGCCGCCGCCTGAACCGCTGTTGTAAGCACCGCCGCCGCCTCCGCCGCCGCCAGGGTTACCTCCACCACCATTTGAAACATTAGCGCCAGGTCCGCCACCGCCAGCTCCTCCACTTGATCCTCCATGTGCACCTGATCCTCCTCCGCCTCCAGCTCTAGTTACTGAAGAACCTGTAATAGAAGATGCTAAACCATCTCCACCATCTCCAGGAGTTTCACCTGAGTTTCCAGCTCCAGCGTCAGAGGCTCCTCCACCTCCAGCGCCACCTACGGAACAAGTTCCGCTTACACTTCCACCATTTCTACCTTGGTTAGCTGTACCCGATCCTCCACTTGATCCAGTGTTTTTAGCTCCGCCGCCTCCGGATCCTCCGGAAGTAGGAGCAACGGTTGAATTTTTATTGGGATTTGATCCACCTCTACCACCACCATTTGAAGTGACCGTAGTTATTCCTGTTCCTGAAATAGATGAGTTACTTCCACCACCAGCAGTTCCATTATAGCTGGCTCCACTACCGCCACCACCGACTGTTATGGTATATTGAACACCTGGTGTTAAAGTTAAAGGGGTTTCTGTAGATGAGTCGGCTCCTGAAGTTTCTGAACCAAACGAATTTCTATATCCGCCAGCTCCTCCGCCGCCACCTCCGACAGATCCTCCGCCACCACCTCCAGCGATAACTAAATAAGAACCACTGTAAGGTGCTTTACCTGACTCGCCAGATCCAAATCCTAAGACTGTATATCCGAACATTTGTTATCCTTATACGTCGTTAGCAGCATCAGTAGTGAAATGTAATTTTATTCCTAATAAAAGTGCATCTGCTGTTAAATCATCTCCTGATACGTCTCTGAATATTTGAAAAAATACTTGATCTCCTGCTGCAGGTGATCCTGCAATGGTAATTGCACTTGATTCAGCACCCACATCTAAATCATAAGCTGTTCCGCTATGTGCTTTAGCTGTCCCTTGTGCTGTTCCAAAATCTTGATTGATAGCGTCATTATCTGATATTGCTATACCTTTAAGTTTAAATAAAGCTGTTCCTGTATTTGTAGTATTAGCAGTGAAATAAGGTTGGAAAGTTATTGTTCCTTCATTCCAAGATTTAGGAAAAGCAACAGCAAATTGTGCTGCTTCATCTGAGTCTTTGTCAAAAGCCAATACTTTTAAAAATGGTCTGTTAATATCAGATGCTAATTCTGTGCCTTCAATATCAGCACAACCACCTGTATCACTTGGATACATTGCAACTGCTGGAACCCATATAGTTTCTTTCCCTGCAATTTTAATAGCTGCTGTATTATCTCCTCCGTCAACACCTTTTACAACTCCAGTTCCATTAGGAGCAAGAGTTATATCTCCATTTGCCGCGTCTGTGATTGTTATAGTTCCTGAGTTAGTTCCAGAATTTGTGCTTAAAATAAGGTCAGCTGCTCCACCTGTAGTTACAGTAAGTGTCCCTGCTCCCTGTGATGTTAAAACAGCGGCTGCTCCATCATCTCCAACTGTTACTGTATCTGCTGAAAGAACGACATCTCCTGTTCCATTAGGTACAAGTGATATATTTCCGTTAGCCGCATCTGTGATTGTTATAGTTCCAGAGTCTGTTCCAGAATTTGTGCTTAAAACAAGATCTGCTGCTCCACCTGTTGTAACTGTAAGTGCACCTGCACCATTTGAAGTTAATGTAGCAGCTGCTCCAGAATCTCCAACTTTTACAGTATCACCAGCAAGAACAACATCTCCAGTTCCTTTTGGAGTTATATTAATATCAATATTTGAATCACCACCAGTTGATGAAAGAGTAGGCCCAGCACCAGTTGCTGCGTTAGCTATCGTAAACTCGTTTACTGCTGAACTTGTTGCAGTTAATAAAGCTAATTCATTTCCGTTAGTATCTAAAATAGATGTGCCAATTTTTGGTGAAGTTAAAGTTTTATTTGTTAAAGTCTGTGTTCCAGTAAGTGTAACATCACCAGCTGGTAAAGTATCAATATCAGGATTAGTTCCATCATTTGCAGTTGCAAATACTAAAGCATCACCTTTATCACCTGCCGCAAAAGTAAATGAATCACCACTTCCTGATGCATATTTAAATTGAACTGTGTAAGAACCTGAAGTTGAATTTCTTAAAAAATAAAATGTTTGAACATCGATTGGTATTGTTACAATTTGATTTCCTGTAATTGTTCCTGTGAACTCAATCATTCTGTGAGATAAAGTTGCTCCTGTTGATCCATCAGATACAGATAGAGCAGTAGTTTGAGCGCCACCGGCTATTGATTGTGTTGTGTATCCACCAGAAATTTGTTCTATAATTTGTAAATTGGTATTAGTTTTTGTACCCCATGTACCCGCGTTCTCACCCGTTGCCTGAAGTTCAACTCCTAAAGGTGTATATGTTGATGCCATAAATTTTATCTCCTATGCGACGTCACTATAACTTGTATTTGATCCTGTTGCAACAGAAGAATAACTACTGTTTGATCCTGTTGCTACATCTGTATACGATGTATTTGAGCCTGTGTCAATATTTGCATACGCTTGAATTCCTAATATTCCTACACTAGACGTAATAGCATCTGTAGTTAAACCTTGAGTTATATCTACTATAGTAAAAGATCCAACTCCTGATGTTGCAGATACACCTGTTAAACCAACAACATCAGCAGGTGCAATAGAACCAACAGAAGCAGTTGCTGATACTCCTGTAATATCTAATAATTCTATTGATCCTGTAGTTAAACTTCCAACAGAAGCAGTCGCTGATACTCCTGTAATTTCACTTGGACCAAATTCTAATCCTAAAGTTCCTAAACTAGATGTTGCAGCTATACCACTTACAGGTTCTGTGCTTGCACCAAAAGCAACCCCTAATGATCCTACGCTTACTGTTGATGATTGTCCATCAAGACTAACTGTTGGACTAATAGAAAAACTAACACTTCCAACATTTGATGTTGCTTGTTGACCAGATAATTCATATGCAAATTCTAGTGTAGGAGAACCAACACTTGCAGTTGCTTCTCTACCAACTAATGGAATAACTTGATTAGGAGACTCTCCCCAAGAATTATCTCCCCATGAATCTCTGCCCCAACCAACTAAAGTTCCAACATAAGACATTGTTGGTGTTGCAAAAGTTGCTGAAACACCTGTTAATGGAGCAACTATTTCACCATCAACTTGTGGGTCGCCAACACTCGCTGTCATTGAGTGATTAGCACCTATCATTTCTAATAGGTATATAAATTCTAAAGTAGGCGAACCGACACTAGCAGTTGCCTCTATTCCTGTAACAGAAACAGTTTCATCTCTTCCTTCATTCCAATCAGCTTCTCCCCAAGATAGTCTGCCCCAACCTCTTTCATTAAACGATTCTAAATCTCCTAAAGAAACAGTTGCCGATTGACCAGAAAGAGTAACTTCACTATTTATACTTATTGAACCTAAATTAGAGTTAGCTTCTAAACCTGTTGGTTCTACAGTTATAATTTGAGAAGCTTCTGCGGTCCCTAAAGAAACAGTTGCAGATAGACCTGTTGGCTTGACAGAATACTCTACACCCCAACCTGAGTTACCATAAGTTTGTCTACCCCAACCCTCAACGTTAAATGATTGTGGTGTGCCTAATGCGGAAGCTGATTCAGGTGCAGTAAGAGATACGGTTATAACATCTGACTCCCACGAGTTAGCGCCCCAAGTATTATTACCCCAGGTAGATGCCATAAGGAGGTCCTCCTTACGCTATACGAATGATTGCGTTACTTGCGTCTGCTGTTGGAAATTGAATTGTGAATGTTCCACTTGATA